TCGAACTCCACCCCGTGGATGATCCGGCCTCCGTTCTGCAGGAGCTGCCCGGTCTTCAAGGTGTCGATGTAGTCGGGCTCCAGCACCTGCAGCTGCATCGGGATCGGCAGCCCGTCCTCCGGCAAGCGCATGCGCCGGCGGATGAGGACCTCTCCCGACTCCACCACCGTGCGCATGGCCAGCTTCTGTAGGCCGTAGAAGTCGTGGCGCCCGTCGGCGTCACATGCGGTGGTCCCGGCCCACTCCGCCCACAAATCGGAAACGCGCTTGCTAGCCGGCCGGGGCTTGGCCACGATCCCCCATCCGACCGTGTGGTTCGAGATGCTTCTCATGGCGCTGATCGCGTGGGGGTTGTTGCGCACCAGGTCCCGGGCCAGGTCCCGGAGCCTGGACAGCCCACCCGTCAGGGCCGAGTTGGCATCACCAGACGCCCGCCTCCATCCCTGCGTCCGTCGCCCAGGGGACGCCGCCTCGAAATGCCGCGCCAGCATCTGGGTGGCCACGCGGGCGCGCTGACGCCGTAGACCCCACCGCGGCGCCAGGTACCCGATCGACCGTTCAAGCCAGGTGCTGGTTTCCCCCATGGCCGACCTACACCCCCTTGCTGGTAGCGGCGAACCGCGTGGAGGAAGTGCCGGCCGCTGCGTTCAGGGCTCCGGCGATGATCGCCCGCAGGCGCAGCATCTCGTCCAGCGAGCGGAAGGTGTAGGTCTGATCCGCGAACGTGATCGACTGCATGATCCCGCCGTCCGCGATCGCCCGATCGATCCGGTCGAGGTCGGCCTGCGTCCACACGATCCTGATGGTGGCCATTCGCTATGCCTCCTGGTCCGGCTCCTGCTCCTCGGTTGCAGGCGGGCCAGGCACCTTCACCGCATTGGGGTTCACCTTGGGATCGTTGAAGTGCTTGTCCAGGTGATCGTCCAGGCTGTGCGGTATCTCCCCGTGTTCTATGGTCATCGGTGCTATGTCCCGGAGACGGGGTCCGGCTCCTGCACGGTCGGGGTCTTCGGAGCCTCCGCCGAGTTCGGCTTCTCCTCGTCCTCGGTGGCGGGCACGGGAGGAACGCCGCCACCGAAGCCGGGCGGCACCACCTCTTCCTTCGCCTCAGGTACCGCGGGCACCACAGGGGCCGGAGGCGCCGGAGGTGGGATGGCCGGAATCTGGGGCTGCTCCTCGGGTTCCTCCGCGGGGTCGGTCATCTGCTGCTGCTTCTTGCGGGGGCCCTTCGGCAGCCGCTTGGACCTGGACGCCACGCTGCCCGCGGCCGACGCGACCTTTCGTCCCGGCTTCCCGCCCGTCTTGCCCGCCACCTTGCTCATCTTCGACATGGCTCCTCCTACGTCCCCGAGTTGGGGTCTGGATCCTGGACGGGCTGATCCGGCTCTGGCGCCTGGTCCACGCTGAGCGTCCCGTCCTGGTTCGCTCTCGCGATGTAGTCGATCGATCGACCGTCCTTCGACGTGACACGGATGTGAAGCGACTCGTCCTTGCGCTCGAATCGGGCGCGCATGCTGACGCCGTGCTCGTTGGCTGGCGTGCTGATCTGCTTGGCCTCGGCCACCTTCTCGTCCCACGCTGATTTCGTCACATCGCCCTCCTATTTCATCGAAGCCAGCCGCCGCGCCTCGGCCCCAGCCATCCCTGCCTCTTGGGCGCCGGCGGCGGCGGAGCCGATGGGTTCCTCAGCCGCTGTGCCAGCAGTTCGAGGTCCGGGTGCAGCAGCCGCAGCGCACCGAGCGCGTACACGGCGCAGTCCAGCGCCTCGTTGCTCGGACGGATCTTCTTCCAGACCTGCGAAGGAACACCGCGGGTGAACCGTGTCACGAGCCGCTCGCTCGTCAGCTGGGCGGCGAGCTCCTCATCAGCCCAGTCCGTGTGGGGCACGTGGAGATATCCGGGACCCTTCTCGGTGAGAGCCAGCCTGGACACGATCAGGGCCTTGGCCGCGTCGACCCCGATCGTGTAGAGGGGCACCTGCCGCCTCTGCTGTCCCCACTTCCGAGGCGAGGGCGACGATACAATCGGACGCTGCCCGTCGCGCCCGATGATCGCGTAGACCCGGCGCGCGGCCTGGCGCGCAGCGTAGTCGTAGACCAGGGTCGTACGATGGCCGGCGGAGTCGATGCAAGACGCCTGGACCGCCAGCACCTGGCCGCTCGCGTGCTGATACTGGTGGTCGAGGACCTCGTCCAGCATCTTCCATGGCTCGGGCTGCGACGTGTCGCCCGGAAGCGTGTGCCGGTCGACGAGCCAGGCCTCCTCGCCTGGGCCCCAACCGATCACCAGCGCCTCCAGCCGATCGTCCTGGACGTCCACGCCCATCGTCAGGCAACATGCGCCAGCGGGCAGATCGGCCTCGAAGGGCTCACGCCGCATCAGGAGGACGTGGGGCTCAACCCCCTCGCCGTCGTCCGGCTCGATCGGCTCGCCCAGCGTGGTGTTCTGCCAGGTGTGCATCTCGCTGCGGTCGCCCGCCTTCTGCAGCTGCCGCGCGCGCATGAACCCGCCGACAATCTCAGCCAGGGATGAGAGAGGCGAGTAGCCCTCCCAGAGGTGGAACGAGATCACGCCCGGCTCGGTGCGCTCCGCCTCAGACCGCCACTCCCCGCGCCCTAGGAGAGCGACGCGCTCCGCCTCGGTGATCGCGTGGTCGCACGCCGGGCAATGCAACCTGGCCGTCCGCGCGTCGTCTCCAACCCACCGCACGTTCTTCCATTCGTACGGGTGCAGGTGAGCGCACGACGGACAGGGCACGTAATACCGCCGCTGGTCTCCCCGCTTGAACCACGTGTCGATCGAGGCCCCCCTCAGGGTCGGCGAGGACAGCATCAGGATCCGCCGGCGCCGGCGGTAGGCCGTCGTGCGTTTCATCGCGATGGCCAAGGTGCTGCCCTCCCCCGGCAGCTCCGGCGGGTAGCGGTCGATCTCATCCAAAACCAGCAGCCGAATCGAGCGAGATGCCAGGGAGGCCGCCGAGTTCGCTCCACCAACGCCCAGCGAGCCGCCGCGAAAGGTCTTCGAGAGCGTCGTGTTGCTGGCGTCCTTCGCCCGCTTCTTGCTCACGCAGTCGCGCAGCTTCGGGCTGGCCGCGATCACCGGCTCCATCCGGTTCCTGGCGAAGTCCTTGGCCATCGGGTCGACGGTGGGCTCGACCACCAGAATGGGGCATGGGTCGTGGGCCATGTGGTAGGCGACCACGTTGACGGCGCACGCCGTCTTCCCCCACTGTGAGGACCCCATCACCACCACGATCTCGACCCCCGGCTCGTGGAAGGCGTCGAGGATGCCGCGCTGATACGGCGCGAAGCTGGTCTGCCAGTGGGTGCCCGCCAGAGGGCCCGTGGTCACAACCAGCTCCCGGTCGGAGAACTCGCTGACGGTGAGGTCCGGCGGTGGTAGGAACCCGGAGCGCGCACGCGCCCGAACCTCCTCGGTCGCTGTCAGCTCCCTCAAGGCGGTGGCGCTGCGGCTCATGCAGCCCGACCCTTGCGCGCTCGACGCTTCCCAGAGGGCGCCGCCACCTGGTCACTCCCGGACGCCAGCTCGCGGAGCACCTCACGCACCGCTTCCTGCAGCGCACGCTCCACGCCGCCGATTCCCTCCAGGGTCGCCGCACGATGGACTCGATCGGCGAGAGTCGTCGGCCAAGCCAACAGCCTCGTCCTCACCGCCGCCACCTCCGCACCCCAGGCCCGCTCCACCTCGGCCCGCGGCAACAGCTCCCGCTCACGCGCCTTGTGCAGCTGCTCCGCCAGCAGCGCCTGCCAATGCTCCTTGCGCGCGCGCTCCTGGGCAACGTCTAGGGCTGACCCGTTCTTGGCCGCCTCCTTGCGAGCCGCCAGCCAGGCACGGCAGTCGACCTCTCGGTACAGCGACGGCTTCCCCTTCCGTCCTCGCTCCGCCACTGGCAACCCGTCGCGCTCCCACTTCGTGACCGTCATCATGTGGACCGGCCCATCCTGGCCAGGAAGATCGGTGAGGGCGGCCAGCTGCCGGCGGGTCATCAGCGTTTCGCCCTTTTGCTTCATGCGGCGACCCTGTTGCCCTTGGAAAGGTTGCAGCGCAGGTGCGCCAGTTGCAGGTTCCCGGCTTCGTCGGTGCCACCGCGCGAGATCGGTATGATGTGGTCAAGCGAGGCCGCGGCCTGATTTGGCCAACGCACAGAACGGTCGACCCGTTCCAGGCAGATCCCGCATCGGCCGGCGTCACGCTCGTAGATCGTCCACAGCGAGACCGGCTCCCCGACCCGCGCTCCACGGAGGCGCGCCTTCCTGCGGACGCTTTTGGCGATGTTGTTGTGCGGCCAGCAGCAGAACTTCTGCCCCCTTTTCGCACCAATGAAATCGGTCCGACACCAGGAGCAGATCTGAACGCGTTCAAGTAGGCGTGTCGCTATGCGGATCACCAGTCTCGTCGCTGGCGCCGCAATTCGGTTCAGCGCGTGGCTGGCGTCACACGATGGGCATCGTTTCTTCGGATGTCTGTCGTTGATCGT